AGGCAACTAACGCCACCCTTTACGTGTTTGTGTACACCGAACCGCCCAACGAGTAGGCGTTCAGTTCCGTCCAACTTTGTGAACTTGATGCTGAAGAACTCACCTGTTTTCATCAAGTGTGCCTTCAATTCCGGGAGAGAGTATGTGTGTTTCATGTTGCTAAACTATGAATAAAAAATGAATTATCAAATCGTGTATGCAATAGTTTCAATATTCTGATTCATATTCAAAATCATCGCAGCACCACCATCGTTTCCTTCGTCATCGCTCTGGAAAATTATATGTGTTGCATCGTCTAAGATTAGAACGAGAGGGTTGCTGTACCAACCGAAGGAGGTCATCTCATCCGTTGACAGGTAACGGCATCCTACGATTTTACGACCCACGAGAAGGTGGGAGAACTTTTGCGAGTGTGTGTTTCTTGTACTCATTTTGATTAGATTTGGGGCCATACTTCCATTTCAACAATGGTTTTTGATTCTTCTATTAATTTGTCAAACCCTTCATTGTAGCAAAGTTGCTTAAGATGAGGTAGCATCTTTAGGTATGTCTCTTGACACTCAAAGGTGGCTATTAGGGCTTTTTTCTCAGCGAACTTGTACTTGAAGTACACCTTGGTTTCAGTATATGAGATTGTCATTTTAGTCAAGATAAGAGATTAAAGATTCCTCAATTTTGTCAATCAGTTCTTTTGGTAGTTTGACTTCGTGTCCGTTCACAAACATTGCGAAGGGTTCAAGCATCTCAACATACGAGTACTCTCGTGTCATGTAGTCAGCACCCTCCGTTGCTGTTCTGAGTTGGTAACTCCCGGTCATTGAAACTTCAATACCGAATCGCATAGGGTCTTCACCCTCAAGGTCAATGTAGTTCATTTTTGTTGTGGTATTTGTGCGTAGCACGCATTTAGTTCTTGCTTGAGTGAGTAAACCTCACCTTGGAGTTTCTTAATCATTTCGGCCTGGAAACGAACCAATTGATTTGCCGATTCTTGTGAATAATTAGTTGTCATTTGTTGTGCGGATTACTTCCCAAATAATTGCTTGATACTCATAGCCCCGAAGGCCAACTTTCTTCGCTTCTTGGATTGTTATTTCCTCCAATCGCTTGTACCGGGATGGCGTTAAGCCTCCCTCAATCGTCTTACCAAAGCAGGCACGAAGATGCCATACATCAATGGTAACCCGCTGCGAATCCAAGGCCGATATGTTTCGGACAAAGGAATATGTTTTTGGTGCTGACTTGCTAATGATTGCGCCATTAATCGCAATGTCAAACGCCTTGTACTTGTTTGTATTAAATGTGCAAACTTTCACATCTTCGGGGTTGTGGCCACGCCTTACCGCAGTAAGTACACGGTGACAATCTTGAATGTTTCTTTCCCACTTATTTCTTGGGGACAGCGCACTAATGATGTTGGCTACTATTTCGGTGGTAGTTCCGAACTCTTTAGCGTAATCAAGGCAGATGTCATGCGCTCGTTTGTACCAAGTACTCCCGGACTTTAGTTGTTCGTTCGTGGCTTGGTCAAAGAGGGTACGCAAATTCTTGCGTACCTTCTTTTCAATGCTTGGGGTTAGGGCTGTTAGTTTCATTCTTCGCTGTAGTTTGAGAAGATTGATTTAGTTACATCGCAGTAGAAATCAAAGTTGTAATGATATTGAGACAAGAGGTGGTTGAACATCGTGTTGATACTTTTCCAATAGTAAAACTCGCCCCGGTCTGTCTTCACTCCGCTACCTCCCCAATCAAACAGGCCACTGATTAGGTCGGTATGGACTGCTCGTTGGGTATTTAAGTTTGGCCATTCGTCACGCTTTTTCTGCTTGAGGCGGTAATACATAGACATTAGGATTGCTTTGCGGGCAGATGCACCCATTTCGCAAGCCAATACCGTGTCAATCTTTTGGATTAAGTCGGTTCCCATGAAGTCGGCAAATTGCATTTTCTTTTTCATCTTGGTTTTTGTTTTTGTGATTGGTTGGGGGTTGATTAATAAAAAAATCCTTGAAAATCGCATGACTCTGGGCCACCGAAATAATGTTTCCACCGGGGAATTTTTCCATCCTTGACTTGATAGAGGCAAGGGTAGATGTATTTGTCTTTGTCTTCACAGAAGGCAATGTCAATCCCCTGCTCTCTCGTCTTGAGTCCGTTCATTTGAGCGAGGAGTTCGTAGAAATCCTTTCCACCAAACTCACCATACCCTTCGTAATTTGGCTCAATCCAAATGTTGTTTTTATCGTCCACCATAGCAACGGTGAATGTGCGCTTCTTGCTGTAAGAATTAGCAATGCTTTTGCCTGTGTTAGAGGCGTTCCAAGAAAAGAATCCCATTTTGTTTTGTTTTAGATTTATTTTTCGTTTGCAGCCCATGCAGCGTGGGCCATGTGTTCGTATTCTGCATCAGTCATTTTAGCCAATTTCTCGCTGGAAAGGTGCGATAAGATTGTGTCAATTTTAGTTTGAACGCTGTATCCAACATATTCAAACATGAGGTAATTGTTGATGGATTTATTCCGCACCGGCTTGAGTCCGAATTGCTTCATGTCCGCTTTCAATTTATCTCCTCCCGGAAATATCGGGTAAAAGTCAAGGGCGAATATGTAGTATCGTGGGTTTCCGTAGGTGTCGTTTTCGCATCTCCAATGGCGGACACTTCGGTAATCTGAGGGGATGATGTCTATGTACATGGTCTTAGTAATTTGCTTTGATGTAATCGTGTAAGGCTTCAAGTTTGCGCAGGATTGTTTCAGCGTTTCCGGTCATACCGAGGTAGTCCTTTACCTGCGTGATTTTCCAATGTCTGTTTGGCTTTATCCCTTTGCTGTACAGGCGAACCTCGCCCTTCAAAAGAATCAAGTTCCACATTCCTCGTGTGCTTCGGTTGCCGTTTATGTTCAATGGCTTTTCAAAGTCATCGGCAAAGCGTGAGTTGGCCAAGGTTTCTACATCCTTGCCCAATACTTTATTTAGGTCTTCTCGTGTCATGGTTTTATTTGTTTTTGGAAAAGTGAGTAATAAGCGTTTGAAGGGTGAATGGCTTCGTCTCCATAGATGATAATCTCCTTCTCATCTTTGGGCATTGGTGCTGTGGTGTCGTGCAGCATTTGGCGGATTTGCGCATGTGTCATTTCTCTGGAAAATTTTCAAAACATTAATTTGTCAAGATTCTCAGCCGTCTTCACGATTACTGAGGCGATAGCCATGAAGGCCACCAATCCGATGCAGATAGTAAATGCACCGATGGCGAGAACTGCAAAGTCCTCAAGGGTTTGTACTTTTTTCATGATTGAAAAGATTAAATAGGTTTTTGTTCAACGGCCTAAAGTCACCCAATTTTAGACAATAGGCAATGCGTTGAGCATCGTCCCCATTGAATGAGCGCACATAGTATGCGCCCTTGGGTGCTTTAGTCCGTTGTAAGGTGTGGTCTCCACCATCTACAGCCTTGCCGTAGTGTCCCGCCCTGCGGATGTTATGCGCTCTTAACGCTTGGCCCTTCGGGCTGACCTTTGGGCATCGGCCCTTTCAATTCTCATTGAGATAAGTGAAATTTGCGCATCCAATTTCGCCTGTGTCCGGGCCATTTTCCCGCCCTTGGCTTTGCCTTGGGCCGTCTTGTTGGCTTCCCGAGTATTACGGCCCCGGGTTGCTTCTTTGGCTACATGAAAAATACGCATGGCTCAGATGTTTTAGGCTGTTAATTATTTAGAGGGCTTTGGCGGTAAGTTCCTCAATGACGGCCTCAAGTACAGCGGGCGAATAGTCAATAAATTGGCCGAGGCGTACCGCCCGTGAGGATAGGAAAATATTTTTGTCCATGGTGGGGAAGGTAATTTCTTGAGCCTTGGACAAGTTCAATTTGCGCAAATAGTGGTTACCTGCTTTAGTTCCCATGGCTACGGCCTTTCGGACGATACGCAGGGCATAGAGTGCAGCCTCTATTTCATTGGCTGCCCCGCCAATTTTAGCGACCTTTTCGCCTTTAGTGTTTACTTGGTACATGGTTACGCTTGTGGTGTTCATTTGGTTTTTCATGGTTTTTTTGAATTGTGGCTCTCGCCCGGTTAAGTGGTTTTTTTTAAGTTTTTGTTTTTGTTTCGTTTTCCGATGGACAAAGTTAGCGGCAAAACTTTCTAATTTTTTCTATTGCATAAGAACTATTTTTGTCGTATAACGGGCGCACGGAAAGGGCTTTTTTTTCATGACCGGAAAAATTTTTTCTGCTGGGTATGGTTGACTACTCTGACCGGGGGGAGGGGATGACGGGGGGGTGGCCATCTTGTACGTACAAAACCGCATATGTTGTACGTACTGACCCAGATGATGAATTATTTTTTAACAATAAGGGATAATGTGGCGAACTATTTTGTATATAGTAACTATTATAGTATAGTAACTATAAGATACCCTATAAGGGTATCTATAGTATAGTTACTATTATAGTGTAACTATTATAGTTACTATGGGGGATATGAATTATTTTAATGAATGGTCATTCGTTTGTATATTTGAGTATGGATATGGAGCAGTTGCTACTTGAGTTGTTGCGTGTGTCGTTCCCAAAGGGTGAACTGAAGGCGGAAATGTTCCGTGTTCACAACGCACTTGTTGGTAAGAGCAGGTTCATCACGAAGGCTGAGAACGTAAACACGATGTGTGGTAGTTGTGTGATGAGGGTTAAGAGTAACCTCTTCAAATACTATCACCACGAACACACACCGAAGTATGAGTCATTGGTTTTCCAAGATAAGTTTGTTTTAGATAATCGTCCGGTATATGGGGTCAATAAGAAACAGAGAGGGTGAAGTGGTTATAGGTCGTGGTGCTGAACTGACTCCCTTGCAGGATAAGTTCCTTGAGCGTGTGCGTGAGGAGGGAATCACCAACCAAGGCAAGATTGCCAAGGAATTAAACTACACGAGTTACTATCGTGACAAGAACAACCAAGGCACGGCATTCTATCTGGCCCTACGAGACGCTGTAAGGCTCTCTGAGGAACGAATAGAGGTAGCGAAGGGGAGTAACCTTGACATACTCGTAAAGATGCGTGACGAGGCATTTATCAATGGAGACACGAAGGTTGCATTGGAGACGATTAAAATCATCAATGATATGCAGGGATACAAAGCCCCTGTGAAGGTTCAGCAGACCAAGATTGATGTGAAGGCTACCATTGACCTTACAAAGCCTATTGACGAGGATGCGATGTATCTTGACGTAGATTATGAAGATTAATCTATACAACCCAAGTCAGCCACAGAAGGACTTCCTAAAGGTCATACACAACGACAAGCCATTTGTTACGCTTATTGTTGCGGGCCGTCAGACAGGCAAGACCTTTATGATGATGAACGATGCCGTGATGCGAGGTCTGAATAACCCACGTACACGAATGTTCTGGGTGAGTCCTATCCAAGACCAAGCCAATAAGGTGATGAAGGACATAGAGGCTGCATTTATCAATCACCAAGACCTATTCCAACAGATAGTAAAGCGGTTTGACAGGAAGAACAATGAGATGTTCTTTCACAATGGTAGTTTCATTAAGTTCCGTTCTGCTGACTCCGGGGACAACCTGCGTGGTGCTACGCTTGACTTCATCTACATTGACGAGGCTGCGTTTATGCGTGTTGACTTCATTAACGAGGTTTTGCTGCCTATGGTAACAAGAACAAGTGGTCGTGTGGTAATGAGCAGCACATTTAACGGAAAGAATTGGTATTGGGATTGGTATCAGCGTGGGCTTGACAAAAGCAATGTGGATGACATCGTTTCGGTTCGTAGAACATACCTTGACTTGAAAGACCCAGATGTAGAGAAGACCGTGCTTGGTATCAAGAGGAATATGACCAAGGCGCAGTTTGACCAAGAGTTCCTTTGTAAGCCCGTTAGTTCAGATGCCTTATTCTCTAACATAGAGGAGTCACTTCTCAAACACCAACCATCAGAGTACGAAAGGATATATATCGGTATGGATATCGGTGTTGCACAAGACTACAGCGTTCTTACTGCAATGAACGAAAGGTACGAGGTTATTGACATTGACAGATTCCACTACAAGGAGGACAGGTTAGATACTGAATCATTCAAGCAACGAATCAAGGACTTCTACTTAAAGCACGATGAGAAGTTGGCTGCGTGCTACTTTGAGGTAAACAACAACGACCTGCTGTTTGATGAGATTACGGACGATGACAAGATGTACAAGATGATTCCTTTTCACACGACAAGCGCATCAAAGCCGGAGATTATAAAAAACCTAATCAAGTTGTTTGAGGATAAGGTAATCAAAATTCCGGACTACAATGAGTTGGTGAAGGAATTGTACGACTTCAAATCCAAACGAAACCCAATCACAGGCAACCTTCAGTTCAGTAACACGGAGGGCAAGCATGACGATATGGTTATGAGTTTGGCCATTTGTGCATATTGCGCAAAGGAGGAGCAGGATGGTGGCGTAACATACTTCCTATGAAATTCATAAAGGCTTTAGAGGTTCTACAAGCAATAAACGATGGGAAACTTGAAGAGTTCGCCTCATCCGTCCCATTCTCTGAGAGAATTGAGTTCATTGAATACATGGACGATGTTCTTAATGAGAAGCACGCATCTTGCGATAAGTCAGACATAAAATCAAGGTACAAGGTCTACATGAACATATTGGACATGACCTTGACTCAGTTCATATATCTTGAGCATGAGATAAAGCACGGCATGACACAAAGACTGCTTTCTCTTATAGTCAGACCAATTGACGAGGAATCATTTGATGACACCACAGAAAACGAGGAGGCTCACATAAATGCAATAAGCGATGAGGATGCTACCACGATGATGGGCATCATACATGAGATGAAGAAGAATCGTGAATACAACCTCTTCACCAAGTTTAGTGGGGTAATATATGTTGTACATGATGAAACGGATGAAGAAGAAGATGAAGAGCCTATACAGGAGGATACCTTCTCATCACGTTGGTTCTGGTACGCAATAGTGAAGAGGCTCGCTAACAATGACATCACTAAGTTTAGCGAGATATATTCATTGAGGATGGGAGAGGTTCTTGTTGACCTTGCCTACGAAACGCAACTAAATGAAATGGAAGAGAATCAACGCAGGGCTGAGGAGGCACGGAACTCTGCACGATACCGATAATTTGTAGATTACACTATGAGAACTTTGTTAGAGTTTTACGACATCACCAAGGCGTTCGCTGACGGCCACTTGATGATTAATGAGTTTGGGTTGCTTGGGAGCGAAGAAGAACTTCAGGGTCTTGACTTCAAGCACCGTTCTATGCAGTTGATAGTGGCCAACTCAAACATCTCACGTGAGTTGAATGCCCCAACGTATAGCATTGAGTTTTCTGTCGTTATGCTTGATAAGACAATCAGCGGTGACGATAGAGCAGAGTTGCAGGCCATTGAAGAGAATCTATTCGTTATCTCTCAATTCCAAGACTACCTCCTACAACAAGACATTTCAGTTGACTTTGACGAGGTTGACTTTGTTAATGTGGATGGGGAGGATTATAATATTGTCGTTGCTTACACAAACTTTAACGTAACATTTGAGCGTTCAAATCACAATGGTGGCGTGGCAATTATGGACTATGAAGTCCCGAACAACGGAGGCGGAGGAGGAGGAACACCACCACCCCCGACAGGTCTTTCTTTTGTAAACGTAGGTCAGTATGTAGCAGGATATGATTTTAACATTATAAAAGAAAGATTCCCGATATATATTGAAAATATAACATCAGATTACCTGAATAAGGTTATGTTTATTGATATTGTCGGAATTGACTCAACGACATATCAACTTCAACACACAGTCTCAAGCAGCAACGTATATTACTCAAGCATAGCGAGGGACTTTGTATTCACTCAAGGCGTTCCTCCTTCTGGCGAGTGTAGCGTTAGTATTTACTTTAAGGATGGAGCCGGAGCGTTGTATGGTGATTCATACTCAAGACCAACTGGATGTGTGTTCATACCGAACATTTCATTAGCAATTGCAGAAACACAGCAGTCTGCTGAATTGTTTTTTGGTGGCACGGCCATACCTTCAATTGACTTGAAATCAAATACGTTAAACTATAGTGTTTACGCTAAGTCAAGTTCGGATGTTAATGTTGTATTGAAGCCATTATCTGAATATTACGATGGATTACATACTTCCCTTGATTTACTTGCTGTTGCCTCTAACTATTCCTTTCTTGGCGGAACAACTTCCACAGTAGAGGTGGGGCTGCCTTCCGCTTCTGTTGGCGAAGGCAAGGATAGATTAAAAGTTTCTTATTTGGTTTATGAGGTAGTTGCTCCTTTGTTCTCCGGAGGCACTTTGTCAATTTCTTCAGCATATGTTGATGTTGATAGAAATACAATGTACTTCTTGACGAACCCGTCAAGAGTTGTGTCGGTAGACGGAACAGATTACACCATAGAGGGATATTGGCCACTTGACTTTCATTCCGCTTTAGTAAATACGCAAGCAAATGGTGCGTCAATAAACGTGAAAGATATTGATACCGGCTACTCTCTATTGTTCTCCGGCTCGTCAACAATTGAGTTACTTCTTGTTGAGGATTATGGTTCTGGAACAATCATTGAGTCGGTTATGCAATCATCAAACAATATAAACACAGGATTCTTGCTGATTGGCGCATCAATCAATGACCCATACGAAGCAAGTATTTCGTTTTTGTTGAATAATGCATCAACCATTGTTAGTTTCAAACTTTACATAGGTATAAACGGAAAGTATTACGATATACCAAACGATTGGCCAAACAGCCAAGAATTTAATTACATAGTATAATTATGGCAAAGAGAAAAACAACCCCAAAGGCTGAACAGCCAATCGTAGAGGCTCAAGTAGTTGTAAAGACACATAAGTGCCGTGAGTGCGGTAATGTAAGCGAGTCAAAGCAATGCAAGCGTTGCGGTAGCCACCTCACGGTAGAGCAATGATTTCACGCCAAAAGCAAATTGGTGTACTGCGTTCAATCCTAATAAAGAAACTAAAATCTTATAGGATTAGGGAAGCCATTTTGAGTGAGGCTGAACGAAAGGGGCAAAAAGCCTCTGGACAAATGGAGAAGGTCATCACGAGGATTTCCTACAATAACTCATTGAAGGTTAGGGGTACGCAGTTTTCGGAAACGAATATGCTTGTCAATTTTAATGTTGTTGTTGACCTTAGACTTCTTGGTGCGCCATACATTAAGTTCCTTGATGAGGAATTTAGAAATGATGGAACAACGACAGCATTCTTGAGCAGACCTGCTAATTACGGAATTTTTGATAGCATCCGTTCTTGGGCTATTCGGAAGCCTGCATCCACATTTGTAAAAGATGTTGACCTATCAACACGAACTAAGTTAAAGTCGTTTGTTTGGTTCGTTGGAAAGAAACTAATTGCAAACGGGAACAACGTAGAAAATACGAGTAGGTTGCTTTCTATTGCAAGGGATAAAGCATCAGATGCTATTGATGAAGGCATAGATGAATTTGTAAATTATTTAGAAATTCAGTTGCTTGAAGAGGCAATTGCAAACATTAAAGCGACACTTTTCTAATATGGCTTCAAGAGACCAATCCGCTATTTTAAAGCAGACATTGATTGACATCACGAATGAGTACAAAAGACTCACGACTGAAGCCAAAATGTTTGCTACGCAAGTAGGTGCAACGTCAGGAGAAATCCAAAAACTTCAGGGTAGTGCGCTTGCTGCGCTAAATAAACGGGCGCAAGAATACATTAACAAGGTATCAGAGTACAATAGTAAAAATTCTGAATTAGCGAAGACCAATGAAGATGTAGCAAAAACAGTTGGGGTTCTTGGAGGAAAGATAGTTCTGTTAGAGAAAAGCCAATTGGCGTATGCTGATGCGGTAGGTAGTGTTGTAAAGAAGGAGAACGATTTAAGAGAATTACAAAGAAAGCAAGCAGAGGCTGATGACAAAAAGTTAGCCAGAGAGCAAGAGTTAGCAAGGGTTGCACGCAGACGGCAAGAGGATGAGGCGAAAGCCCAAGCCACCGCCAATGCAAAGACATCCAGAGAACAGCAATATGTTGACCAAGCAAACAACTTAAACACGCTCAACGCAAAAATGCGTGAGTATGCTGCCAACATTGACGCACTTGTAAAAAAGGGAAAGACCAACTCTGAGATTGCAAAACTCACAGAGACGGAGTACAGAAAGTTAGAGCAGCAGTACGTAAAGAATATTCAGAAGACTAAGAATCAAATTCAGAATCTTACATCTTCAAATAAAAATACACAAGAGAATGCCGAGTTAGTAAAAAAACTAACGACAAACCTTGACAAACTCCGCCAATCAATGTCGGTGCTGCAAAGCACCTATGGAAAGGCTACGGCAGAAAAAGGATTTGTATCGGGTCTAAAGAGTGTATTGAATGCTGACCAGATTGGTAAGGCTGCGGGTCGCTTACTTACTTATGCAGGAGTGCTTGGCGGTGTAGGCGCAGCGTTTCAGTTTGTAAAGAAGGTACTTGTTGATTCTGTAAAATCTTTTATTGATTTTGAGGATAAGATTGGCAGACTATCTGCAATCACCGGGGCTACCGGAGAATCCTTAAAATCAATGGAAAATGAGATTCGTAGGGTTGCTGTTACGACACGCTTTACAGCGGGAGAAACTGCTGACCTTGCCGTGTCTCTTGCTAAACTTGGTGCAACATCTTCAGAGGTTAAATCATTACTTGAGCCTGTCGCTATTGCAGCGCAAGCAATGGGAACGGGATTGTCCGAAACAGGAGAGGCCATACTTAAGGTAAATAATCAGTTTGGTTTTGGCGCATCAGAGTCAGCAAAAACGGCAAGGATTCTTACGGATGCCGTTAATAGTTCTGCGTTATCATTGCAGTCGTTTTCAACAGCGATTCAATATGTTGGGCCTGTGGCTCGTTCAGCGGGAGCATCATTTGAATCAACCGCTGCATCTATGCGATTGCTTGCTGATAACGGAATCACAGCATCGAGAATAGGTACGGGTCTTCGTAAGGTTTTCCTTGAGTTGGCTGCAAATGGAGAGAATTATATTGACGTACTAAAGCAATTAAACTCTCAAAACATAAGTCTCGCAAAGGCGGAGGAACTTGTTGGAAAAACAGCAGCGGGACAATTGCTTATACTTGCACAGAACGTAGATGCTATTGAGATACTTAGCGATAAGACATATAGTTACTACAGTACGCTTGTTGCAACATCTGCACAGATGTCAACATCTGCTGCACAGATTGACATATTAAAAAGTGCATTTGATGAATTTAAGTTATCAATTGGTGCTGTAATACAGGACTCTGAAACATTCTTAAGCATCATAGGCTTCTTTAGTCAGTCAACAAAAGAATTGGCTCGCTCTTACAAGATTATCAATCAAGCACAAGCGAATAACAATGTTGAGTTAAGAAAGTCAATAGACACGGTTGTAGATGGTACTGTTTCGCAGGCCCAAACGGCATTTAAGATTCTTGAGTTATCGGGAAGCACGGTTGCAAAAGCGAACAGCGATGCGTTCAAAAGGGTGTCTGAGGCAGCAAAAATCTCAGAGCAAGACTTGCTATCATTAATAGGATACGCTAATGAATTTGATGTTGCTTTAGGTTCTTTTGATTTTCAAAGAATGCTTGCAGGCAGCGCAGGAGTTGGTGCTGACTTGGATAGAGCAAACTATTGGATGAAAGAATTGTCAAAAACAACAAATGATGAATTTATTGAGGGATTGATTGGTGTCAACTCCCAAATGACAAAAATAGTATACCAAGAGAAAGAACTGCGCAAAGCACAGGCAATAAGAACGTCAGTTCAATCAAAGTATAGTGGGGAACTCAATGAGATTCTCAAGAAGGAAAAAACCAATAGTGATGCTATCGCTCGTGCGGGGAAACTTTCAGTCAAAATACAGAAAGAACTAAGCGGTTACTATGAAGCCAACCTAAAGATGCAAGCGGGCCTTGTGGCAATGGACGAAGAGGCTTATGCTCAAAACGAACTACGTGTTTCAGCACTTCAGAATCAATTAAACCTTCTCGCTCCATACGTTAGTCAAATAGAAGAAGACGAGGAAAAGCGCAGACGTGAACTTGAGAAAGCAATTAATACAGCGTTTAATAAAGAAAAGAAGCGCATACAGGAAGATATTGAAGCAAGAAAGCAGCAAATCGCACAACAAAAGGAACTGTATGAATTGCGCATAGCAAATGCAGCACAGGACGGAAATGCAGAAGAGGCGTTGCGATTGAGCATTGAGTTGACTAAACTTGAGACAGATGCAAACGAAGAGTTCTCAGCATCAATATCAGAGTTTGAGAACCGTTGGAAGCAGGCATATGTTACGATTGATGGTAAGCGTTTAAAGAACGTACTTGATACGGACACTCTAATAAACGGAGTTGACCAATTAACTGACAGCATAGCCCAACTCGCACTTACCCCAGATGACTTAAAAGATTGGATGAAGTCAGTTCAATCTTCAATAACGTCTGTACTTCAAGATAGCGGTACAGAGGCAGCAAAAGAGGCTGCTGATGCTATATTGAGCGAGTACCTTAAAAGATTAAAAGAGTCCGGAGTATCTCAAGAAATTATTGATTTGTTTCAATCAATATTTACCTTGACTATATATCCAAGGATTGATGATGCAGCAGTAAAGGAAGCAGAGAAAATTCAAAAAGACCTTCAAGATAGAAGTGATGCAGACTCAAAGGCTATTGATGCACAGCGCATAAAGAACTTAGAGGCTTTTGCAAAAGAACTTAAGAAGTTCCTTACTGATGCTGCTGAACTAACGTCCGAGATATATAACCAACAACAGGATGCTGCTCTTGAGGCACTAAAGGCCCGACTTGAGCAAGAGAAGGCATTGATTTCAGAGCGTGCTGAATACGAGGAAAAGTTACTTGATGCTCAAATTGAGAATCAGTTAATCAGCCAAGAGGAATACGCAGCACGTCTTGCTGCTATAAAGCGCAAAGAGATTCAAGGCCAAAACCAAATTGACAAGAAGATTTTTGAGTCCGAGAAGAAGCGTGATGCAGAAAAGGCTCGTATTGACTTCCTTGAGGCTCTTGCATCTATCATCCCGAACCTTATCATTAAGGAAGGGCGTGCCGACCCGGCAACACTTGCATTGATGACCGTTGCAACAACATTGTTAGCATCAGCATCATATGCATCTGAAATGCGTGCATTGAACCAGAGAAAATTCTATCCAAAGAAATTTGCAGAGGGTGGTTTGGTTTACGGGCCGAGTCATGCCAACGGAGGAGTACCTTTTACGGTCAATGGCCGTGGTGGATATGAAATGGAGGGCGGTGAGTACATTGTAAATAAGTATTCAACCAAGCGTTACAAGAGCGTGCTTGACAAAATCAATGGGACACAAACATCATCCTATAGTTTTGCAAAAGGTGGAATTGTTACAGGGCAAGAGGCAACACAAAAGCAACTTGAGTACCTTGAGGCAATTGCAGAGGCAACGGTTAATACTGCAATTAATGTATCTAAACCTGTCCGTGCTTTTGTATCTTCGGATGACATTTCTCGTGATGAAACGGCTCGTAGAATTAAAGAAAGAAATAGAAACCTATAATGTCAAACTATCATTTAGTATTTAAAGGTACTCCGTTTGGGTCACCAGGCTCCGGGGTTGCGAGTGGTGTCATAAGTAGCGTAACAGTTATTGGTGCCGGAAAGGCTTTAGTTAACTTTATTTTAGACGTTGGAGACACGACAAGCAATGATGCCATATATGGTGATGTTGTTGTGCTTACGCATGGTACTGACTTTATATATGGTATTTTCAATGGATGGTCTCCGTCCGAACCGGGTCAAGGTTCATTCATAGTAACATATGATAATGAAATGTACTCACTAAACATTCAGACAATGAATGGTTTTAGTATATTCATTAGTGGTTATGGTTTATATCAGTCGCTTGAAGAAGTAAATTCATACAGGATTCAATACGCCATTGAGAAGGCGCACTACTCAAATAGAATGACTGTGTACAACACGAAGTTGGAATACTCTCTTACAATTGACGATAAGCGTAGATTCCTCGTCAACAATATGCTACCCGCATTGTTAAGCACGGAACTATATCTTGTAGATTCTTGTAAGGCACAGGGAAGTGTTGCGTATAAAATTGTTATGAATAGTTCATCATTTGACACATTGAATAACAAGTTTAAAAAGGCAATTGAGTTCAAAATAGCAGTTCCGTGAGTTATAAATTATTAATTAACGGGGCAACCGCTGACCTATTTCCGGGGCAAGAAGTTGCGCTTTCGTTTGACTACTACAACAGTCAATCACCCGAGTCAGTAAGGATACCATTTTCCTTTGAACAGAAACTGCCATACACCACAGTAAATAAGGCTATATTTCAATATAACGATTCTGTTAGCCTTGGAAATGTCACGGCATTAGAGAGGGAATACTCATTGTACATAAACGACCTACTCGTCTCATCTGGCGTGTGTAGGTTTGTTAGCGTTACAATAAATAGCACAGAGCCTTTCTTTAATATTGAGTTCAATGACAATGTTTCAGACTTCTCAAAGAAGTTAAAGGACTTAAAGTTTTCTGATATATATTCGGATGCGTTTTCTACAACAGAGAGAACGCTCTCAACATACCTTAATCTTAATCAAGATTATCAAAACCGGGACATTGAGATTCCGTTTATTGATGTTGATGACATTCAGAAAAGGGATGGATTCCCATCACGTCAATTCACAACGTGGGGCATTCACAACTACAATGTTGGATTGTTTCCTGCATTAAGTGTTCAGAGTTTTTTCAGCCGTGTATTCGGAACATTAGGATTTGACGTTTATTCAAAGTTCATTGATGGAATATCATCTTGGACTTCAAATGACTTATACGTACTATACCCAACCGCCCTGTCAGGCACAAGGGAAGATACTCGCCTTGGCTACATCTTCCCTTTCCCATATAACGTAACAAACAACGTAGACCAAACTACGCTTGACCCAATAGAGGTTGACTTGAATGGTACGCTGACTTATTTTAATGCTGAAAACATTACCAATTACAAAATCCTTTTAAGGGACACATACGAGGCTCATGGCCCAACAAACTATGACCCTTCAGCGGAGAATGATATTGACAGAGTCTACGCCTATCAACACAGGACATCATCTGGGGTTACTGACTACGGTGACGAAAACATTGGATACATTGCCTATAGCAACGAGTTTGATGCGAAGTTTTCATTTGCAAGCGGTAGTAACTCTTTGCTTGTTAGTGGATTAAACTACACAATCCTTTCATCAGAGATTGAGTATTACGATTCAATAATTCCGACCGCTATTCAGATATATGGAAGTTCGTTGGCAAATGCTGAATTTACCCCATACCTTGACATATATGCAGGGTACGTAACATCCGCATCCCCAACATATCGCATTCCACTTGTTGATGAGCAGGGTCTGCCATTGAAGTTAACAGCGGTATCCGTTTCAAACGGAACAGGTATGGATTTTCCAGATGCGTTTAGCGGTAGCGAATTTCAGTTTTTGAATTTTGCAAACACATTAAACTTTGATGACTTTACGGCATACATTGATGACTCAATTTCGTATTCTATATTGGGAGGAACACGATATAGTTATGGAATATCTGTTGCGATGACAAGCGGTTCACTTACGGTGAACCATTTGACAACGAAGATTGAAGACAATGTAGTTACTGCATCCGGACTTGCGGTTGGTGTTGAACTTCGCCAATCTGACGTAATGAAGTCAAGGGTTCATGGATATAGTTGGCCATCATTTGGTTTGAAAATAACAAACCACTCAAGAGTGATTGTCTCTTCTCCGGGTGACGTGTTTACCTTTGCCGACTCATTTGAAAACAATACATCAGTATCAGTATACGACTTGTTTGTTGACTTGATGAAGCGTTTTAATTTGAGCATAATCTATGACTATAGGCCATCTAAACTTGGTTTTATACTTGACAATGTGAACGACATACGGGATGCCGTAGTACCCATTGACCAATACATAGACGATGCTAAAGAATACGAAGTATCTCTAAGCACAAATTCTCCAAAGAATCTAAAACTTTTAAATAAAGACAATGAAGGGCTATATGATTCTTTTGAAAACGGACTTTCGGTTGGCAGTTATGATGGCCAATACGACATTAATGGAAACGGTGATTATTCCATTGAGTTCATTACAGGTCTAATAAATCCTATTGACAAGTCTGTTTGTGGAAAGGATGATGTGTTTAATGATGACCTATTGATGCGTGATGGATTAATTTCAGTACAGGAGGTTGGCCAAATCAAGGGGCAGATTCGTAAATACAATGAAATTGGTCTACGTATATTCTACTTGTCTGAAATGGCCAATGAAGTTACATTGCGTTATCCACGTTGGGTTAGAAGAAACTCATTCGGTCAATTGATAGACCAAAACCAATATAAGGTTCTTGGAAACATAAAACTGCAAGGGTATCCAAGCAACGTGATTGAAGCCAGACTTGACCTTCGTTTCGCAACAAGAAATGGCGTTACACTTGATGGATACGACTATATAACCAACTCCGAGAAGTTTAAGGCAGCATATGAATCAAAGATTTCGTTCTATGCTGCGTTCCCTGTATTCTATTTTAATAATGGGTATTTCTTTAATAAGAAATTAGAAATTAGCGAGACCGGAGAAACTGTTGTAATCTCATCATTCACAGATGCTCGTCTTTATGATGACTATGTTTACGGAAAGGTTGAAGCAATTTTTGTAGATTGATATAATGGGTAAAACTTATAATGACTATCCTATCTCTGCTACCAACAATGCAAAGCGTGCATTGCGTTGGAAGAAAGAGTATGGTAATGAGGTTAAGGGTGGAACTATCGTAGGGTGGACAAGAGCAAACCAACTCGCATCAAGAGAAAGTTTGTCAACATCTACGATTGCCCGCATGGCTTCATTTGCACGTCATCGTAAGAATGCTGCTGTTGACCCAAAGTACGCATCTACACCTTGGAAAGACCGTGGCTATGTTGCTTGGTTGATTTGGGGAGGAACTTCCGGTGTGAATTGGGCCATCAGAAAGATGGAACAAATCAGAAACCAAAAGATGTCAGCGCACCAACGCCCAGAAGACAAGGAGATGCTTGAAGGCATCATTGATATGTTATTAATGGTTAATGATGTGAATAACCGCCTTCAGATTGCATTGGAACAACTAAAGCAATTTGAAAAAGATGGAATTCCCGTTAACGAAGACGAATTTTTAAAGGCCCTAAACCTTAAAGTAGACAATAATGAATAACCTACCACTTTACAAGGTTGTACTTGGCGAAGCCGAGGACAGCGGTATGTTTAGAATTTCATTGGTTAATCGTCCCGCCATTGAGGAGGGATTTATTACATTGTCTTCAGAAGAAGAACACTCGTTTAAATTTGCAAACGAGGAGAAGAAACAAGTTGTCGGCCCAATCATGATTCCAGATATGCCCATCTACCGCAGAAGTGCAGTAATGGGAGAATACAACATTGTATTCCCAAAGGACACGATTGAGAAGATAATGTATAAATATAGCAAGAGTGGTTTGTTTAACTCTTTCAACATTGAACACGCTATTGAAACGACTGACGTTACAATGCTTGAGGTTTGGATGAAAGATTCAGAACAGGACAAAAGCAACGCATACGGCTACAATCTTCCGATTGGAACTGTATTTGTTAAGGCTCAGATTGAGTCTGAACAACTTTGGGAGGAGATTAAATCTAACCAACTCAATGGTTTTTCCATTGAAATTAAAACAGATATCGTTGAACAAAACTTAAATAGTGAAATGGATTTCAAATTCGCTGTAGAGTTGGGTGAGCGTATTTCTAAAATTGAGGCAACCTTAGCAAAAATTTCTGATGACCACTCTGCGGTTATGGAACTTTGGGCTGAGACTCAAGAGAAATTTGCTCAAACTGAAGAAGTTACTTCAGAGCCAACACAAGAAGTAGTAGAAATGTCCGCTGAAGAACCCGCTGCCGAAGAGGTTGTTGAGGCTGTTAACGAGGTAGAGGAGATTGTCCTTTCCGAGGAAGCACCCCAGGCCGAAGAGGTTGTGGTTGAAGAGGCTCTTTCTGCTGAAAATCAAGAGTCCGAAGTGAACTCTGTCTTAGAGGCTGAATTGGCTTTGTCTGCCGAACAAGAGGGTATTGAGCCTTCTAATGAGGTAGTTGAAGACAAGACACGCTCCTTTGAGCGAATCACTTCAGAGAAAGTAAATATGATTGACAAGTTCTTTGGCAAGCGTTTTTATTAAAATTGTAAATTAAACTAAATAAACTATAGTAAAATGGCGATTTCAGTTGCTACTTTGGATTGGGGAAATCGCACCCCCGGCCTCTTTATTGATTCAATGGTAAAGAGTGCTAAAGTGCTTGACCGCTTCCGTCTTATTGACGGAGTAAAGTCAAAGGTTCAAGTTCCCATCTTTGATGCTTCCTTGACCTTTGGTTCTGACCTGTGTGCTTTTGACCCACAATCTTCTGCCTCTATTGACGAGAAAGAGATGACGGTTAGCACCTACAAGTGGGCTTTCTTGAACTGCAAGAATGTTCTTGAGACCACCTACCGTTCTGTATTGCTCAAGCAAGGACAGCACAACGAAGAGACTATGGATGCTCAGTTCAAGGATTGGGTTTTTGATTACTTCGCTAAATTGTCTGCTCAGAAGGCTTTGGAATTGGCTGCTACGGCTATCACTACTGAACTCGCTGCTGACGCTGCTGTTCTTGATTACGATACCAATGCTGCTTTGACTTCTGCTAACATCTTGGCTAAGATGCAAGGTGCTTACGAGACTATGAGTGCTGTTATGTTGGCTGCCGTTTACGGTGATGCTGACCGTCAGTTGAAGCCCGCTTTCTTCATGGGTACTGCTGCTGTACAGGCTTATCAAATCGCTATCGCAGGCTTGTACACTACGACTGCTCAAGGTGTTGTTGAGGGTAACATTCCCGCATACTACGGTATGGAAGTTATTCACTTCCCTTCTTTGGCTGCCGGTGAGTTCATCATTTCTGCTCCAGAAAACATCGTTATGTTGACTGACGAGTACAATGACGTTCGTGCCATTGACATGAAGTGGGAGGCTGAATTGTCTTCTGACAAGATTTGGGGTCAATTCAAGTTGGGCTTCTCCTACTTGAAGGGTTCTGAGATTGTTTACGCCAAGAATTTCGCCTAATAATAATCGGTAAGGGGGAGTAGAAATACTCCCCTAAACCAACCTAATCTATATCATTAAAATGGGATGTCCTGTTGATTTTACTGGCCTTTCAGTTTCTTACGCTTGTGGTGAATTAGCCTCTGGCGGTTTGAAATCTGTTTACCTTGTTGACCGTGCCGACTTGCTTGAGAACGGTGGTGTGACGGTAAGCGCAGGTGCTTTGAGCATCGCTGCTAACCTTTCTACTACTCCTACCGTTGTATTGGAGTTGGGCTTCAACAATAAAGATGGTTTCTCTAACTTTACAGACGTTAAGACTGTAAACGCTGATGGAACTTCTTCTTGTGTTCCTACCATTCAGATGGAGTTCTTGCGCATGAACTCTGACAAGCGTAACTCTTTGGAGGCTATTGCTGTTCCCGGTGCTGAATTGGTTGCTTTTGTTGAGACTGCTGCCGGAACTTACCACGCTGTTGGTTATGAGTTCGGTCTGTATGCTTCTTCTGTTGATGGTGCTTCTGGTGCTTCTCGTACCGACAAGAACCGTTATCAGTTGACCTTGGTTGGTGACGAGAACTCTCTCGCATTGACTATGGATGCTGCTGCCTTCGCTAAGGTAGGTGCTTAATAAGCATTTCTCTAAATAGATTGGGGAGGGGGATTCCCCTCCCCTTTTTTATTTTTAAAATATGAAATCAGTCAAGAACGGCCTTATTAACTATCTTTCATTCATCCGTACATACGAGATGAATCAAAACAGTTTCAATATGAAACTATCTAAAGTTGTTGGGACAAAGGAGTATAATTTTTACGGACTTCAAGACCTTGGTCTTCTGAATGACTGCAATGAATTTATCGTCCTTCCAATAGACTTGGCTACAACAAGCATTGAAGGAGGAGAATATTACATAACCATTTCTGGCGAAAATGGGGAGTACGGTCGTTATATTTGTAATGTAATTGACCACGAGTACATTACATCAACAAATCAAAACTCACTGTTTTCTGATACAGTAAAAATCAGTAACTTGTAAATTAGTACAGAATGGGACTTTGGGACAACATAGTTGATTACTTCGCAGCGAATACTTACGTTGTAGCAACGGAAAGCAATGTAGCAAGCAACCCCCTTGAGAAATCTATTGAGAGCCTCAATGGTCGTTACAATGTAGGAAATACGCCTGTTGGAGATTACATTAAATTCGGATTAAATGACGATTTTTCTGTTGTTCTTGAAAAGATGTTCAAGCAATCTCCCGTTCATTCCGGCATTGTGACCAAGAAAGCAAAGATGGTCTCCGGGCGTGATATTGAATATAACTTGGATGCGTATAAGACACCTGCAAAGCAAGCGGAGATTAAGGCTTTTTTAGCCAACTGCGCAGGAAAGTCAGAGGGCCTGTACTCCCAGATTGTACACGCAGCCTTTCAATATGAATTGCACGGAGCATTTGCTTTCTACATCAAGTGGAATCAAGACCACACCAAGTTGATTGAGTTTCGCTCACTTGACGTAAAAGGAGTTCGGGCAGCAGAACCGATTGATGGAAAGGTCACGCACTATATCGTCCGTAGACGATTTGGCAACATGGCTGTATCTATGCAGCATAATACGCCAACAAAGATTAAGGCATTTGATAAGTACGACAAGGTTCGTGAGCAAGTCCTGTACGTAAAGAACCCATATAGCGGTAACTCTTACTACGGAATCCCTAACTATATTTCTGCCTTTCACTTCATCAATGCTGATTACGAGTTTGGTAAACACATCCGTAACTCCGCAGCGAATTCATTCACACCAAAGGTTCTTGCTACGTTCATTGGACGTAACATGAGCAACGAACAAAAGCGTGAAGAGTACGAGAAATTCAAGGCATCATTTGTTGGCTCAGAGGCTGAACCCGTAATCGTATCTTGGGTCAAGAACAAGGACGAAGCCCCAGAGTTTAAAACTCTTGACGTAAATAACCTTGACAAGACTGTAGATATCCTTGCTCGTCTTAACGACTCAAAGATTCTTACTGCACATAACGTGACATCTCCAACATTGTTTGGTGTCATGGTTGCAGGTAAACTTGGCGGTACCGGAAACGAACTTGTTACAGCATATCAAATCTTCCGTGCTACAGAGACATTGCCTAATCGTCAATTGCTAATGGATGCGATTGGACGTGTTTTGGCTACAGTTAATTATGAGAAAATTAACCTTTCAGTAGTTGAAGAGCAGATTAATCTTGAGGCATTGAAGGGTGCTAACACTACAGACATCACTCAAAATAATCCGGCACAAAATGGTTAAGGTACTTTTCATTGACGATAACTACATTTATCAAAACTACCCACTACCAAGTCGGTTTGATAAATCTGCACTCCTCTCAATAATTGTAATGGAACAAGCAACATCTATTCAAGATTTGCTTGGGACTACATTATACGAGGAACTTGAGCAGGGAGTTTACGATGAGGTCTTAACAGAGTCTCAATTGGGATTATTTAAATTGGTTAAGTATAGCCTTTGCTTATACTCAGTCAAGTCTTCTGCCATGCTTTTGCGCACGGCAATTGCAAAAACAAAATCAGAGGAAAAATCTCTTGATAGTATGTCTATTGATTCAATCGTTTCTACTATTGATTCAAAAATAGAATACATCAATAAACGAATAGTTAACTACATTAAGGCAGATGCTTTGCTTTTAGCAAAGGCTCAAGAGAGCAGCAATGACCTATTTGTAGAGGATGACACATACAATTCATCAGTATATTATCCATCAATTCGTTTAGACGGAACTTGTGAGTAACATTGAAAACATCAATACATTTGTAAGAACCCTTGGCAATCAATTTATCAAGGGTAAAAAACATTTCATTGACGATGTATTTGTGTCCCCAGACAATACTGCGGATGCAGCAGAGGTATATCTTACCATTGATGAAAACGGAAGGCTTGTAACTCGTCTGACATCTGACGTTGCTGCCGACCTTGGTATCAGTGGAGGTTCGGGCAATTTTATGCTTCGTGCTACATACGACACAGATAACGATGGCGTGGTAGATAAGGCAGAACGCATTGATATTGCCGTAAGAAATAATAGCGGTTCTCTTATCCCAAACGGGAGCGTTATTTATTTAAATGGTTCTACCGGGAACAGACCGACTATAGCCCTTGCATCTGCGACATCAGAGGTTACGTCATCAAAGACGTTTGGCATTGTAAATGGCAATATTGGTCACGAATCAGATGGTTATGTAACAGTTCTTGGTACAATCCACACGCTTGACACATCGGAGATTGTAGCGGGAACCAATATGTGGCTTGACACGGTTGCGGGTCAAATGACATCAGTTCCACCGCAAACACCAAACCATTCGGTTTTCTTGGGCGTTGTTACACGCTCACACCCAACGGCAGGGTCAATGGTTGTTCGTGTTCAGAATGGATTTGAAGTAGGCGAATTACACGATGTGTCAATCACTTCTCCATCAAATCGCAACGCATTGTTGTACAACTCCGGTAATAGCATTTGGGAAAACAAAGCCATTGAGTACGTACACACACAAGGAACTGCATCAAACTCTTGGACTATTAACCACAACCTTGGTAAATATCCATCAGCGACTGTTGTTGATTCAGCAGGTAGTGTTGTTGTTGGTGATGTTAACTACATCACACTTAATCAAATTATTGTAAATTTCAGTAGTAGTTTCTCCGGAAAAGCATATATAAATTAATTATGGCAGTCAAGTTTTTAAATCACATTGACCTAAACAAGAATGAACTGCAAAACGCAGTAATTCAACCATTAGGTACAGCACCATCAAACCCTGTTGAGGGACAAATCTATTACAATGGTGGTATCATTTACCTATGTACCGTTGGTGGTGCTACGCCTACTTGGAAGGCCGTAAGTGGAGATATTGAGGCAGTAAATACAAACGGTGGTCTTGATGGCGGTGGTGCATCTGGAAGCCTTACTCTTTCATTGAAAGGAAGTGGCTCACTCACGGCAAACAAAGTATTAAAGTGGGATGGCACGAATGGTCAGTTAGTTAATTCTTCAATTACTGACGATGGCACTACTGTTACAATCGCAGGAAACCTTACCGTTAGTGGAACTACTACCCAAGTAAATACCGAGACCGTAACTATTCAAGACAATATCCTTGAACTTAATAGTAACGCTGCTGCAACCCCAACGGAGAATGCAGGTATTACGGTAAATCGTGGGTCTTCATCAAAGGTTGACGTTCTTTGGAACGAGACAACAGACAGATGGACATTCACCAATAACGGAACTACATATTACAATATTCCGCTTTCTACGGAATATAATAACTACTCTCACCCAACGGGTGATGGAAACCTTCACGTACCCGCAACCGGAACTACCAATAGCGGAAATTCGCTTATCGCAGGTGCTACGGCAGGTTCTTTGTCTTGGGGAATCCCTGGACGTGCTGCTACAGCAGATAAGTGGGGTACTGCACGAGTGCTGACTCTTGGTGGAGACCTTACGGGTAACGTAACCATTGATGGTACAGCAAATATGACCCTTAATGCTGCCATCGCTGCGAACTCCGTTGCTCTTGGAACAGACACTACGGGTAACTACGTTGCAAGTGTAACAGGAAACAATGGTATTGTTGTTACAGGAACTGCAGGAGAGGGTTGGACTCCAAACGTAGCACTTGCTGCTCAAGACCTTACCTTGTTCCCTACTTCAAACTATAAGAAGTCAGTACGTGTAGCCACTACGGCAAACATCACATTAAGTAATGTTCAAACGATTGATGGCGTTGCCGTTGTAGCAGGTAACCGTGTTCTTGTAAAGAATCAGACAACTGCTGCGCAGAATGGTATCTATGTTGTTTCAACGGGTGCTTGGACACGTTCAACTGCTGCCGATGGCTCTACCGAAATTGATAGCGCAATCGTTGCGGTTGATGAAGGTACTACTAATGGTGGATACTACTTCACCAACGTATTCAAGTCTTCCGATGTTGTTGGAACTACTGCGATGCCTTGGTATCGTGCTGTCCACGAAAACGGAACGTGGGGTATTAGCGTAAGCGGTAGTGCTGCTACGCTTACTACTGGTCGTACCATCAACGGAACGAGTTTTAATGGTAGCGCAAACATCACTACTGCTTCTTGGGGAACAGCCAGAGCGATTAGCATTGGTGGAACTTCAAAGAACGTAGATGGTTCTGCTGCCGTTACTTGGACAGAGGCAGAAATTGCTGCAAACACAGCCGTAACCCTTAAAACAGCACGTACAATTACCGTTGGCGGAGTTGTAAGTGGTTCAGCAAGTTTCAATGGTGGTGCAAACATTACAATCACCACTACACTTCCTGTTGCCGACCTTACCCTATTCCCAACTTCTAACTTTAAGAAGTCGGTAAAGGCTGCTACAACGGGAAATATTGCACTTACCGGGGCGCAAACAATTGATGGAATCTCTTGTGTGGCGGGTGACCGTGTATTGGTTAAGAGCCAAACTGCGCAACGTGAAAACGGAATCTACATTGTAAACGCTGGTGCGTGGACTCGCTCTACGGCTGCTGACGGTTCTTCTGAAATTGACAATGCTATTGTTGCTGTAGACCAGGGTACTGCTAACGGAGGCTACTACTTTACAAATACCTTCAAAACAACGGATGTAGTTGGTACAACTAATATGCCTTGGTATCGTGTTGTTCACGAATCTGGCACTTGGGGAATCTCCATAACGGGTAACGCAGGAACTGCAACTACTCTTGCAACCGCAAGAACCATTAACGGAACAAGTTTCAATGGCTCTGCCAACATTACGACTGCTTCTTGGGGTACGTCTCGCAACGTAACCATTGGTTCAAGCACTAAAGCGGTTGATGGTTCTGCAAACGTAAGTTTCAGTTTGACTGAAATTGGCGTAACGGCTGAATTAACCAAGCGCAGATATGTTGCTACGATTGGCACGGGTGCAACCACAATTCCCATCACACACAACCTTGCTACTCGTGATGTAATTGTTCAATTGTATGACACTACAACATACGATACAATCTATACGGATGTTGTACGTACAGACACGAATACGGTAACATTGAACTTTGCTACAGCACCTGCTGACAATTCAATTCGGGTAGTTATTTTTGCAGCAATCTAATCGTAACTTTAGGTTATGATTAAGTTCCTATCGGATGTAAATATTAATGGGCTGCTTGAGGCTATTGAGAAATCATTTAGCATTAAGCACCCATTAAAGCCCGGCTTTAGACTTGTGTATGGTGTGGTGGAAGGCCCAGAGCATTCCGTATACATTCGTGGAAATTCAACCGGAGTAATCCATCTTCCAGAAGATTGGAAGTGGCTCGTTGATTGTGACACGATAACAGTTCAACTTACGCCAACGGGCAAAGCGCAGTCTTTATATGTAGATTCTATATGTGATGATAGAATCATCGTTAAGTCACGTGCAAAGAATATCTCATTTTATTACTACGTTCAAGCAACACGTAAGGATATTCCAAAAATCCAAACATTAAAAGAAGAGTAATGTCAAACATTTCAGAGAGCATAAAACTCCTTGGTCTCGCAATAAAAACCTTACCATTTGAATTTGATGGTGAGGTTGCTACTGCAACCATTTCAAGCAACGTAGACCTTGAGCAACTTGAATCCATTCGTGAGCAGTTGCAAAAGAATTTTGATGAAATGGATAAAGACACAACGGACGATTATGTTCTTCGTGAATTGAGCGATGACATTTACTTTATCTCTTCTGTAATTGATGCGTTAAACAACAAGTTAGATGGCAACAATCTACAGTAATCGCAACGATGGTGTTGGGTATGAAGTAAACGCAAATCCAAACGCTACGTCTACTTGGGCGGGAGGCGTTGTGCCAAATGCCGCTGACCAAGTTTATGTTGT